CCTCATTGAAGAAGTTGAGAGGAAGAAAGGAAACTTGACTGTCACCCCAAGTCCTCCAATTGTATGAAAGATGGTTCACAATCTGCTGCCCTGATCGAATCACGCACCCTAAACAAAAGTGGGGCGCGTGAAGTTGAGACATTGGAGATAGGCCAGGTGGACTTCTCAGTCACCACAAAGAAGTTGCAGCTGGCCTTCCTTGTGGACAATACAGCTTCTATGTCATCTTCAATTGCATTGGTAAAAACTCTGGCAACAGATGTTGCAACTTTGCTTTCAAGTGAATTTGGCATAATTGAATTTGCCCTGATACAGTTCAAGGATGAAGGGGCAACAACCATTCTCACAGGGGCTGGCTTTGTGACCCTTGCAGCATTCCAGACAGCCATCAACCCGCTCACTGCAGGGGGAGGGGGAGACACCCTTGAGAATGGATATGGCGCGGTTGCCCTGGCAGGCACATTGCCTTGGGATGCATCTACAACCGCTGCAAGGGCGATATTCCTTGTGACTGATGCTGGCAGTCACACTCGTGGAGCCACCCAACAACAAGCCATTGATGCATTGGCTGCAGAGGATGTCATTTTCTTTTACCAAAACAGATTGTCTAGCAGTCCTATTCCCACTTACACCCCTTTGGTTGCTGCATCTGTTGGCACACAAATAGCAATTGGGACGGCTGCTGCTGTTGCGGCACAACTAACAGACCTCCTGAAAACTATACTTACAGTGGTCGGCATCAGTCCGATATTCTTGTGCAATGACAATGCCCCTTTCACTGCACTGGATGAGGAAGGCAATGAGAGGGAATACCTAGCAAGGCCATTTGACATTGGGGTTTCCATCGATGGCACAAATGGAACAAAGTCCATCAACCTGACAGTGGACAATTCAGATCTGCAAGTTTCACAATACCTTTCTGAAGCAATCAAGAACAACCTCCCCATTGAAGTCATCTACAGACTTTACTTGAGCAATGATCTAACTGGCCCACAGAACAACCCTCCTCTCCGGGTTTACCTCTCTGATGTGGAAGTGTCAGGATCAATTGTCAGCGGTGCCCTTGGATGGGTGAACTTAGTTAACTCCCCATTCCCAAATGAATACTACAAAAGATCTCAATTCCCTTCCCTCTGAGAGAAGCTGGGCACTTGACTATATTGGGATCAACTGGACTCCTGATTTCAATTGTTGGGACTTTGCCAAGTGGGTGTTGCTGGATAGACTGGGCATAGATGCAGCAACAGCATTTGATGCCATCCACAACCCTTTGTCCATAGATGATTCAGGAGAGGCAATTGCCAATGGGTTGCTTGGATCGTGGAAGGAAGTGAGCTCACCGATGCCCCTCCATCTTTGTGTCATGGGCAAGAAAGATACTCTGCACCATGTTGGGGTGGTTGTGGATTCAGACACAATAATTCACACCAACAAGGGAATGCCTGCCTGTTGCACAAGCATAGAAGAGATAAAAACAAAATTCAAAACAATCAAATTCTACACATATGCCAAAGATCATACAGGTTAAAGATCCATTCAATCCAATCCCCACAATGATTGAGACCATTGTGGCAGATGGATTTCACACCAATGACTTCTGTCCAGATGGACACGAAGGATTGGAGTTCACAATCAGCATCAACAACAGGAATTGCCCTGCTGGGGGAAGACTCCGAAACAATGACATTGCAATATTCATCCCAAAGATTCATGGATCATTGGTGGTGGCAATCATTGTTGCTCTAGTTGTTGCTGCAGCAGTGTTCTTCTTTATCAAGGTTGGGATGCCAACCAACTCCGGCATACCAGAGTCTGATCCCACCTACACATTCAGTGGCCAACAGAACCAGCTCCGGGAAGGGGAGGCTATTGAGAAGATCTATGGAGAGTGCCGCCATTGGCCAAGTTATGCATCAAGGCCATACAACCAGATCATCAGCAATGAGCAGTGGTATTTTGGTTTGTTCTGCATAAGCCTTGGGCCAACAGAAGTCACAAACATCAGGATTGACGACACTCTCTTGAGTGCATTCCCTGGGGCAGAAAGTGCAGTGTATCAACCGGGAGAAGAGGTTACACTTTTCCCAACAAATGTTCACTCTTCATCAGAGATTTCAAACATTGAGTTGGTTGCCCCAAATGAGCCATCCCACGACTGGTCAGGTGGATTCAGCATTGTCCCTGCTGGAGAGGAAACATACAGAGTTGAAATTGACCTGTCATTCCGGGGAGGGTTGCACTCCACAAATGACAATGGCCAGCTTATTGCTGTCACTGTAACTGCACAATTTGAGATGCGGGAGATAGATGACTTTGGTGCACCGATCGGTGCTTGGGTTTTGGTGCACACCTTCACAAAGACACTTGCCACTGTCCAGTCCCAAAGGTTCACTGTGGGCATTGACATTGCAGATGGCCGATATGAAATCAGGGGCAAGCGGACAAGCAACAAGAGTGCAGACTTCAAGGTGAGGGATGCACTGACTTGGGAATCTGCAAGGTCATACCTAAAGACCAACCAGAGCTTTGGCAATGTGACTCTTCTGGCAGTTAAGTTGAGGGCAAGCAACAGCCTCAATGATAACTCCCGCAGCACATTCAATGTTGATGCCAGAGGGACAGCATGGGTGTATGACACCATCACCAGTGAGTGGTCAGTCCAGTTTACAAGGAGTCCCTTGTGGGCAGCTTGTGATGTTCTGATTGCTGACTATGGGAGAAGGCTTCCAACAAATCTTATCCATGCAGTGGAGATTGCTGCCATAGCTGCAAGAAAAGAGACAGAAGGGATTTATTATGATGGTGCAATTGACCAACAGTCAACTGTGTGGGATGCAATAACAAACATCCTCATGTCATCCAAGTGCAGGCCTGACATCCCCGGCACGAGATTCTCCATTGTGGAAGATATGCCATCAAGCCTTCCAAGCATCTGCATGAATGCTCACAACATTGTAAGAGACTCAGTAAAGGTCACCCACGAGTTTCCCAAGGAGGGGGCAAAGGATTCAATAGAAGTTGAATATACAGATCCTGTTACATGGAAAAGAAAAACTGTTCTCTGCAAGATTGACAATGATCAGGGATTGAACCCTGAGCGTGTGAGATTGCCCGGATGCAAAAGCAGGACAGTGGCATATCGCTGGGGACTTTACACAAGGGCTGCAAAGTTGTATCAAAGCACAAACCTTTCTCTCTCAACTGGACTGGAAGGGGCAACAATTCGATTTGGTGCATTGGCTGCAGTTCAACACGATCTGCTTCCTGGGGAATCAATAGTCAACTCTGAACACACAGGGAGAGTTACAGGTGACATTGAGGTTTACCCAGGATTCTACATGTCTGTTCCAGTCCCAACAAACTTTGTATTTGACCCTGCCAAAAGCTACAGGATCAGCTTGAGGAAGAGGAATGGGGATATGGCTGGGCCATTCACATGCGTGGACACCCCAGAGGATAAGCTTGTGCTCATTGATGGAGTCTTCAACCCTGATGACATAAACACAGGGGAGGGGGAGGACAAGCCGATGTTCTTCTTTGGTGAGACAGGCAAGGATGTTCACTTTTTCAAGATCATAAAGATTGAGCCTGGACAAGGGGATGCAGTGGCACTCACTCTTGCCCCCTATGATGCAAGATTGTATAGTTATGGTGCTGCAGTTGCTCCACTGGAGACTGATGGATTTAGCCTGCCTCCCTTGAGCAACCTCCCTGTGGTGACAAACCTCATAGGCACAAACAACCCTGCCAACCTTGCGTCGATTTCCCTGAGTTGGTCAGCAGCACTTGGAGCCATTGATTACATTGTTGAGACCAGCACAGACAATGTTGTTTGGCTAAGGATTGGAAGGACAACTGCAACTAGCTTCTCCCTGCCTGTTGTTCCTGGGCACATCTATGTCAGAGTGCTTGGGGCAAATGCTTTGCTTGGGCCATGGGCACTGTGGAATGGCGCTGTTGGAGTTGCAGTTACAGTCCCATTTGCAGCCAGCCCTCCAGTTGTCTCTGCTCCCTTTGATGGCAACACTTTGTCACTGTCAACAACAGCAATCCCTCTGGCTGCAGAATATGTGTGGGTTGTTAAGATCGGCGCAACCACCATCAGCACGACCATCACAACAACCCCAAGCTTCTCTGTCACAAGTGCAAAGGCAAAAACGGATGCAGCTGCTGTCCCTGTTGCCCTCTCTCGCACCCTTGGGATCACAGTGAGGGGGAGAAATGCAATTGGTGATGGTGCCATCTCTACATCCCTGTCTGTAACAAACCCTGCTCCTCCTGCACCCACAGGGCTGGCTCAGACCTTTGCACAGACAATTGGTGCCACAAGTCGATACATCCTGAGCTGGAATCCAAGTGATGATCTTGACCTGGAGCTTTACAGAGTCCACACAAGTGCCACAAACAACTTCATTGCTGGTCCAGCCAACCTCCTAGGATCAACCACAAACCTCTCGATGGACGGGATATTCACCACAGGAGTGCTCAGGCATTGGAGGGTTGCAGCAAAGGACAGATGGGGAGATGATGTCACCCTTTCTGCCCAAGCCAGCTTTACTCCT